GGGACAGGCTTGCTGGGGTTCAGCTTGGGATTGTGTTTGGCCATGATCAGGAGAGCTTGGACTTCACAGCCTCAAGGAAGGCTTGGCGCATCCTGGGTGTGGCAATCTCAATGGCCTGGGCTTGGGGCAAGTCCTTCAGGCCAGCACCATCAGCCAGCCAGCCCTTGTTCACCAGGATGTCAGTGGCCACCTTGATCTGCTCATCAGTGGTCAGGCCAAGGTCAGTCCACCATTGGCCGGAAGCCTGGGGCTTGGGCTGCTGGTAGGGTGTGACCTTGGCAGTGACAGTCTGAGTGGGCAGGGTCTTGGTGGCCTGGTGACCATCATCATCCTCCAGCTCAGAGGCCACGCCCATCACAGTGCTGAGCGCATAACGCTTCAGATAGGTGAAGACTGAACCAATATTCTGCTGATTGAGTCCGGCTGCGTTCACCCCAAGCTCACCACATTCAAACCTGAAGCCAGACACATGGATGATGGTGGTGCTGATCCAGACTCTTTCAGCATTGGAGCAAGGCACTTGGAAAGCAGCCAAGCCATAACGGCCAAGCACAGGCTTAATCTCAGCCAGCAAATCAGACAGCCCAAAATAGCGGGACTTGAAATGCGGATTGATGCGGCTGGCAGTGACATTCTCACATTCACTGATGGCCTTCACCAAGGCTTCATAAGGGCTGAGAGTCCGGACAAACTCCAGCCAGGCTTTGGCCTTCTCCTGTTCAGCCTGGGTGGGGATGTCTGTGGTGGTGATGATGGGCAGGGTGGCTGCGTCATCCTTCTGGGTCTTGGCTTTGCTCATTGTGTGGGTGGGTGGAAAGGGGTGGAGCTTTGGATGGGACTTGAACCCATAACCTCCTGTTTACAAAACAGGCGCACTGCCATTGTGCTACCAAAGCAAGGTGGTCAGGGCTGGGTCTTGTTCAGCTTGGCCAGCTCCAGGGCTTCAAGATAAGTGGCCACATCTTCAATGCTGATGCGCATGGCCTTGCCAGCAGACAGTCCCAAATTCCACTTGGCCTGGCCATTGATCAGGGTGGGCTTGAGCTTCCTGGCAATGGTGTTGTCCGGCAGGATGACATAGGATGTCTGGCCGATTGGCCGGATGACAGCTTCAGCCTGGGGTGTGGGTGTCTTCTTTTGTGCCATTAAAGGGTGATGATGGAATTGTGTTTGATGTGCCAGGCCAGGATCAGCAGCGCATCTGCTGTCTTCAAGGTCAGGCCATCCAGGCCAGGGTGTCTGCGGCTGGCCTCTGCCTTCAGGGCTGACTTCCATTGGCTCTGGGTCTTGTCCCCTTTGGGGATGCCAAGGCCAGCTTGCCAGGTCTGGGGTGTCACCAGGATCACCTGGTGCTGTCGGCCAACGCACCAGCCTTCCATCCATCCGGCAGACTTGCCCAGCTTAAAGGCTGCGCTGCTGGGGATGAGTCTGCGCACAAAGGGCGGGACTTTCTCAATGGCCACTGAGCAGCCAAAGGGAATGATGTCAGCCAGCTCTGCCTGGTCTTCAGGCATGGGGTGCAGGGTGATCTGCCCATCCATCCAGAGTGCTATGCCACCACCCAGGCCAGGGTCAATGGCTGCATAAGACTTTGAAAGTGGTTTGTCCAATGGGGTTTTTCTTGTGGATTATCTGATCAGCTTGGCCTTGCGCCTTGTGATGGCAGGGCAATTGGCCAAGTCAAACCCAGCTTTCCGGAAACCTACAAAGCCAAGATTGTGGATGGCATACAGCTCAGCCCCTGTGGGCTTCCTGCCTGTGTGATCCTCAAACCTATGGGCATTGAGAGTCAGCCAGCTGTGCAGATAAGCTCTTGCCACAGTGGGGTCATAGGCGTGGCTAAAGCTGTTAGTGCTCAAGCCTCTGGCCTTCCTCCAGCTGGTGACATCCAGCCAAGCTGCGTAGTGGAATTGGGCACAGCCCCTGGCCTTTCCACCATCACCCCTGGCATTGGCCTTGCCGGAAGACTCAATGGTGATGATCTGCTCAATCAGGGCAGGGGTGACTGCACCCAGGGAAGTGGTGGCCATAAAGAAGATCAGCAGGGCTGCTTTCATTTGCGGACAGGGACACAATTGCCCCTTTGGGTTTCACCATCGTGCCAGACAAACCGCCAGGAGATTTGGATAAAGCCACCATAGGCCACAGAGACATCAACCCAGGCTTCAATCATCCCAGGAAGGGAAGCCAAGCTGGCCTGGTGCTCTGTGATGAATTTCTTGGCCTTGGCCAAGCCACCCCTTTCTGTGTAGTCCCCCTGGATCACCCGGTCATTGATGTGATACAGCTCTTCAAGGATGCAGCTCATCTGCCAGGTGGCCAGGTCTTTACTCATAAGGGATGCGCTCATTGTCTAGGCAGATAATTCTTGGGGCAAATCTTCTTATCGTCATCCACCAGCTGCTGCTCTCTAATGAAACGATTAACAGTGGAGATTGAGCAGCCCACCTTGGGCGCAATCTTATAAATGGGCAGACCCTTCTGGAGCAGACCAGGCACACTCTTCTTCAGCTTGTCCCTGGACACCCTCTGCCTGTATGGCTGCTGATGATGCCAGGCAATCCCCAGCATCCGCACATAGTTGTAAGCAGTGACCTCTGACATGGCGAAGCCTTGCAGGATCAGCCGGGAAGCCAGGTCAGACCTGGTGAGTCTTTCGCTGTTGGCTTGCTCGATCACAGGCTTAAAGGCCATCAATCGTGCATAGAGCTTTGGGCTGACCAGCTCACCATTGGGAGTGGTCTTCAGTTTGTCTTTATTCATCTTGGGCATGGGTCTTGGTTTGGGTGAAAGTCACTTGTCCCACCTGATGCAGACCAGGGCAGGGTGGCGCATAGAGCCAGAAGGGGTGAGCTGCTGGCACATCACTTCAGCAGTCTTGCCCACCCAATTCTCTGGGTGGTCATGGATGTCCTGCCTGTTAGCATCAGTCAGGCCACCAGCCACAGCAATGGTCTTGCCCTGGTAGCTGACCAGGAGAGCACCAGCTGCGCCATCATATCTGCCCTTGCCAGGCTGGAAGCCCACCACCCGGCAGTCATAGGTCTGCCAGCCCTTCACCTTGATCCAGGCCTTAGACCTACGGCCAGAGCAATAAGGGGCATCAACATCCTTCACCATCACCCCTTCCCAGCCAGAGGCCAGGGCATCAGCCAGAAGAGTCTCAGAGGTTTCCACCAATTCACAGGTGGTGATGGTGTTGATGAGCTCGATCAGCCGGACTTGGCCTTCATTCCAGATCAGGCCAGCATCATTGAACATCTTTTCAAGGCACTCTCTGCGCAGCGCATAGGGCACTTCACTGCTTGCACCCCAGCCATCCACCCAGGGCACATCAAACAAGGTGACCATGGCCAGGTCAGTGGCCTCTTGCTTCTGGGTCAGCTTGCCTACACCGGAGAAGAAGTCAGAGCCAGCAGTGGCCTCACCATCAAAGGTGACAGCACTGCCCACAGTGTCGGCCAGCTTGAGGATGACAGGGCTTAGCTTGCCCAGGCTGGGCAGGGGATTGCCATTCCTGGTCTGGAAGGTGACACACCTGGTGGCAGGATCAGCAGTGACCAGGACTCTGATGCCATCTAGCTTGGGCTCGATTGCCCACATCTTGTCATAGTGCAGCTTGCCCAGGTCAGAGACAGCAGTGGCCAGCATGGGTTTGATTGAGTCCATGGCTTAGGACTTCCGGCTGGTTAGGCTGTTGCAGATGACAGCCAGGATCAGGATGGCAGTGAAGCCAACAGCCAGCAGGGTCATCCCCTTGAAGTAGTTAGCCTGGGCTTCAGCCAGGGTGGTCTTAGCTGGCTGGGTGGTGTGGGTCTTGTGTGTTTTCATAGCAGGAAGATGGTGGTGGTGATTAGCCCCAGAGTCCCAGGGTCTTGTCCCAATTGCCCACCTTGGTGTCCCTCTTGGCCGGAGTGCCCCGGTGGGTGGCCACGCTGCCATTCCTGTGGTGAGTGCGCAGGGAGTGGGGACGCACTCGGAAGATGCGATCAGACAGGACAAGCTTCCAGAAGGTCAGCTGCTCCTGGGTCTTGCTCCGGAGCTTAACAGCATCCAGGTGGAGCTGAGTGCCCTGCTGGGTGTAGGCCACCAGAGCCAGGTCAGAAAGCAGCTGCTGCTCCAGCTTGGCCACCCAGAAGGGGGCAGCATAGGTTAGCTGCGCCTCTGTCCAGGTCTTGAGATCAGTGCGGTCAGCAGGGGCAGGGGGCTTTGCGTTTGTCATAGGTGTGCGGATTATGGGTGAAGGGATTAGGCAGACTTGATGCGGAAGAATTGATCAGTGGCCACATTCTTGTGGGTCTTGGGGAAGACCCAGCTCTTATTTTCCCAACAGTCCTGCCAGCCCAGACCCAGCTCACCTTTGTTTGCCCAGACAGGCTTGAGATTTTCCAGCCAGAGCTGGCCTTTGTATTGGAAAAGCTGGATGGCATTGCCATCTTCCTGGCAGAGAAGATAAAGGACATTGCCCATCAGAATGTAGTCACCAGCCTTGGCTTCTTGGATGGTGATCTGCTCAAGCCTGGGGTGCTTGATGGTGGTCTTAAACTGCACCCGGCCTTCAGTGGTGATGAATTTGTGGGTGATCGTGGTGGTGGCGTTTTTCATAGGTGTGCTTGGATTGCCCAGCCACCATCAGACTTCCCACCCCACCTGTCAAACTGTTATTTGAAACGATTAGCACCCCACCTGGTGATCTTCCAGGCCAGCCTGTCCTTCTGCCTCTGCTTCAGCCTGGCCAGCCTCTCTGCCCTCCACCCAGGACTGCCCACAGGACACCCCTTCTTTGCCCCCTGGCTTGGCTTCTGGGGCTTCTTTAGGGCTGGCTTGGCTCTTGGCCTGGGTCTGGGTGGCATAGGGGTCTAGAAGGCCAGCAAGCCAGGACACCCCAGGCAAGCCCTAAAGCCTGACCCTCCGGTAACCTTCCCGCCATAGGGCTTCCACCACCACAGCAGTCAGGTGTCTGACCTTGGCTTCACTTAGTCCGGACATATCACCCACATGAAGTGCCTCATGCACCAAAGTATTTAGTCTGCTGCGCTCACCCTTGTGCGCTGGGTCAATTCTGATTTCAAACCGATTGCCACCCAATGGCTCTGCCTCACCCCAGCAGTCTTCCTTTGTCAGATCAGTCTCCACCACTTTAAACTTCTTCTTAATCTTGGCCATAGGGTCAGCCCTTCCGGGTGATGTGCTTGCTCAGGCCAGACCACTTGAGCACCAGGGCAGTGAAGATCAGTGCGCAGCTGATGGCCAGACCCAGGGCAATGTCCCTGCAAGCTACCAGGGCAGCTGTGGCACTGTTCAGATTTCTCTCCAGGGTGGCATCATCAGAGGCAATGCCCCTGCCTGGCTCTTGGGTGATCAGCAGCACCATGGCATCAGTGCTCCGGAAACTTTGCAGGATGAAGTCCGCAGTGAGATAGACAGTCAGGGATGCCAGGCTGCTGATCAGGATGCACCCCACCACAGCCACCAGCAGATTGTGGGGATTGAAGCTGTCAGCCTGGTGCTTGTCACTTGCCACTCTTCTTCCCCTTTCCGGTCTTCTTGCGCTTGCCACCACCCTTGATCTCAGCCTGGGCTTCAGCCACCTTGCCCTGCATCTTGGCCTTCAGCCAGGCCAGACCATAAGACAGGATTTCCGGTGAGGCAAAGCCAGCCACCCCACAAATAAACACTCTTAGATTTTCCTGCTCCACATAGGACTTGCTGGCCTGGTTCACAAAGTAGGCAGTGAGTCCAGCAGCCACTGAGCTCCTGGCAATGTAGCCCAGGCTGGCCTTGTCTGTGCTCATCAGGAGTCTGGCGATCATAGCAGCCATCCCTAGGATGCTGGCAATCACCCCTTGCCTGATGGCCTCATCAGATGTGACAGACTCCAAGCCAGATGCTGGGGCTGCGCTCATTCCTTTGGCTCTTCCTCCGGCTGGGGCTGGGGCTGATCCTGGATGGCCGGACACTCCACAGGCTTGGTGGTCATCTTGCGCCACAGCATCACAGAGACTTCAATGCCAATGATGGCCAGGGTGACACCCACCACCCAAGGGAAATAAGAGCTATCAAATACCCAGGGCAGACTGACTGTGGCAATCCCGCAGAGGATGACCAGGGCTGCATTGAATTTGCTGATGCCAATGAAGTGGCCGAAAGCCACCAGCAGAGTGCCCACAGCCAGGATGCCAGCACCCACCAGACTCAGCATGGTGCTGGCCTTGTCCTTCCTGGCCTGTTCCAAAGCCAGCTGCCTGTCATCCAGCTGCCTCTTCAGCTCTGCAATGTCCTTGGTGGCCTTGGCTTGCTGGGCTTCCATCTTGTCCCACAGGTCTTCCAGCTCAGCTGCCAGCTTCTTGCCTTTCTCCTGTGCTGCTGTGAATTCCTTGCTGTCATTCTTGCTGATGCGCTCCCTGGACAAAGCCACATCTTCAGGGGTGGCCTTGGGCAGATAGGACTGCGCCACCTGTAATTCCTTGTCAGCTCCGGCAGGGTTTGTGGGGATGGCTTCCCTGGCAGCTGTGATGCTGGCACTCACCTTCTGATCAGCCTTGTCCTGCTTCTGGCCAAAGCTTTGGGCAGACTGTTCCCCAGGCACAGGCTTGGGATCAGCAGCAGGGGTGACAGCCTTGGGTGTGCATCCGGCCAGCAAGACTGCAAGCAAGGCCAGGCGCATGGCCTTACTTCTTCAGGCTGTCCAGGGTCTGCTTGGCCTTGGCTTCAAAGCCCTGAAGCTTTGCATAATGCTTCCGGGAAATCAGAAGACCAGAGACGCAGCCAATCAGAAGACCAGCAGTGAGGGTGAGGATGTAGGACATAGGATTAAAGGTCAGACCATCCGGGCAGGAATGGCATAGTTATTGCCATTAATCTTGAGGAAAATTTCAGTAGGATAATCTGTAGAATTAAGATTGCCGCTAATGCCAGAAGTGGTGGGGTCACTTTCAATGGTGAAGCTTCTGCTACCAAAGGACATTGTGAAGCCTTCCTTGATAAGCAGCTGCCCATTCAGCTCAGACACACCATTGACATAAAATGTATAGATTGAAGCTGCTGCTGTGTTTGTGCCAATTGCAACCCTGCCGTCAGCACCCACAATAAATGAAGTGCTGTCAGGGCTGGTGCTGTCTTCCACCCGGATAGCTTCACCTGTGCCTTTCTGTGTGACACGCAGTGCCGGAGTGGTGGCAGTGGTGTCAATGATCTGAGAAGAAGAAAAGGTGTTTGTGAGGTTAGATGTGGCACAATAGAAATTAGCTGTGCCTACCTTATAAGTCAGCTTGGGTGAAGTGCCACTGATCCAAACATCACCAGACACTGCATTGGTGGCTGTGGTGCTAAGTGCTGTGCCACCAATATTGAAGGAAGGATTGTTAGTGCCAAGATCTGTCAGATTTACCTTCCCGGTAAATGTTGCACCATCAGTCCTGGCATAAGGTTCAACACCTGAGCTAAGGCTGCCAGAGTAAAATCTGCCACCATGGATTGATGCTGTGCCTGTTGATCCAATCAAAGTAATGAAGGGCACATTGCCAAACTCACCACCATTGGAAATGACTGCCTGCCTTGCTCCGTTGCCAGCCTCAAGTGCCAGATAAGAGCCAAGAGAATAAGACTCAGCCCTGATGCGTCCTGTGATTGCAGAAGACCCCACACCCACCACACCTGAAAAGGTGGGGCTGGCCAAGGGTGCATACCCGGAAAGGTCAGGGCTGGTGGCAGCTGTGGTCTGCGTAGTGCCATCAGGGAAAGTCAGACCACCACCATTGGTGGCCAGGACAAACTTGCCATCAAAGGGGGTAAACTTGTGCAGATAATGTGTGCCAGCTCCGGTGTCATTATATGAGTCAATGACTAGATCAGAATTAAGAATGTTCTTAATTGTGGGTGTCTGAATTTTCCCACTGAAAATTGGGTCAGCAAGATTGGCTTTGAGCGCAAGGGCTGTGTCCACCTGGCTGGTGGAATACACACCCAGATTTGTCCTGGCTGTGCTGGTGCTGCCCAGATCAGAAAGATTATTGGACTGCCGGAGATAACGGCCATCAGCAGTGGTCTGGGAAAGATAAGTGTCCAGCACCAGGGGCTGCACAGAGCCAACATCAATCACTGCATTTTTAAGGGTGCAGGGGATTTGCAGCAATGTGAGTGTCTTGGTGTCAGATGTGATCTCCACTTCCAGGGTGGTTTCCACAGACTCAGCACCATCCAAAAGGCTGATGGCCTCAGCTGTGTTCAGGGACAGGTCACCCACATACCCATTGAAGGAAAGCAGACCAGCATCATTGGCAGTCAGTCCGGCTGTGCCAGGCTGGGTGGCCACTGTGATGTCATAGGCATAAGCACCCACCTGGGTCACTGTCACCTTATCCACCAGGGCTTTGATGTTCAGTGCGTTTTGGACATCCTGGGCAGATGCGCCCACCTGGATGGCAGATGTGCTGACATCATCCCCGGTCAGTGCGTCAAAGCCAATGGTGAAGCTGCCACCCTTGGGGTCAGGGCTGATGCTAAGACGGAATGTGGCCTTGCTTCCATCCCAAGCACCCAGGCTTTCAATGGTGATCTGGCTGGCTGATGTCTGGGTGAAAGTGGTGGCAAGTCCGGCCACAGTGCGTTGCAGATGCACCAAGCTGATCTGGGGCTTGCTGACTGTTCCAGCCTGGAGGGTGGCCACCACAGCTGTGGACAGGGGAATGAGGGAAGCCCCATCAGTGGTCAGCTCTGTGCGGACTCCGGCAGTGTTGAAGGCAATATTGTAATTGTCCCCAATCTTGGAGACAGTCACACCCCCGGCAGCAGTGATGCTGGCCAGGGCATTGAGAGCTGCCTGGAGCTGGGCAGCTGTGGCATTGTAAGGCAGGGCAGATGTGGTGTTGCCACCATAGGACATCAGCCAAGTGCCAGCTGCCGGGGACTCATCAATTGCGCCCACTGCCACCTTGATGCCAGGGCTGACCGGGAAGGGCAGCTCTTGCCTGGGGTAGCTAGAAACCTGTGTGGACTCCACCAAGTAGATTTCAATGCCAGCTGTGTCACCCAGGGTGAAGGTGGGCTTGGTGATCTGTGAGCTGCCGGAGAAATTCCCAAAGGCCAGCCCCAGCTTGGGGTCAATAAACAGTTTAAGTGCAGAAGGCAGTGCCATAAATGGGAGGTTTCAAAATTGCAGGAAGGTCAAATGGCCTGGGTGCTGGCCTTGCCTCTAAACTATAAAGAATTCAGGTGGGCTGCAGGTTTCTTCCCCATCCTTACCTGAAAAATTGGGAGTCTCATAGGTTACTCTGGTCACAGTTTTCTTGGTCACCACATCATATTTGAAGCCTTCAGCATTGGGTGGTGGGTAATCATATATACTAACCTCAGTAACTTCCTTGAATGAGTCAAAGCCATGCTTAGGGCTGCCATCATGGAAAGTGCCACCCTTGGGGAATACGAAACCCCGGTCGATTTTTTGCTGATCACTTAAGTCCCTGTTTGAGTCAAAGTCATGCTTACCTTGCTCAAACTCTCCAGGAAGCTGAAAGGTGAAAGTTAGTGTTTCTTCACTTCTTTCAGTCTCCACAATTGCACCGGGTGTGCTGTCATAAAAAATATCAGGGTTTCCAGGTGGGTTAGGTATTTCAATTTCATACACTTCAAACTCCTGCTCAGTCACAACAGTTAGTTTTTTAATTTTCCAAGTAAAGCTAACAGCCTGAAAAATGTTATGATCCTCAAACCTATCAGCCAGGGTCAGATTTATTAACACCATGCCATATTCAACATAAGTCAGCTTGGCTTCATTCTCACTGATTTCATCCCGCCAAAATTCAGGGGCATGATAAGCACTAGCATTGCCACAAATCACCTGGCCATTGCCTTCAAAAACACCTTGGCCAATATTATTATAATACCAATTACCTCCACCCTGCTCCTGGTCAAAGTTATGATCAGCAATAGTCACATAGCCCAAGGGCTGCTTGGCTTCTCCATTTGCGTCATATTCAGTATAAAGACGCTTGTGAGAAGTCATAGAGAAAGCCCTTAATGCAAAGGGGTTTGTAACTTCTCCCATCATACCCTTGAAAAATAATAAAAGGCCGTGTTAGGTGCAGTCAGCTTCCTGCGCTCAGCCCAGACTGATCCAGACACAAGTGGGGTGACAGTCCATCCAATTACAGGTGGAGCACCTTCAACTGTTGAAGGGGTGGTGGTCTTAGTCAGTAAAGCTATGGCAAGATAACCATAACCATCAGTGTCTTGTGTGGCCTCAGTTGCAGTCACTACTTGAACAGTGGCCTGAATAGGAAATCTCTGGTTTTTCTCTCCGGTGCATTTGATGACCACCATGTGTTCATTGCCTGACCCTGAAGGGAAGCTAACCTCTAGGGGGCTAGGGACTACATTGTTTACTGTCCCAGGTGTCACCTTCAGGACACCCTGCCCTGATTGGTTCACATCCTCATAAACTGTCAGGGGTGGAAGTGGTGCAGGGATTGCCTGGTCAATGACTAGGGCAAAGCCATCCGGTGAATTTGTGTAAGTGTAACCAATGCCAGGTGTGATCATGGTCAATTCTGTTTCTGATAGACCTTATTGTGATAACCACCAGGGCTGATGCGGATGGAGAAGCTCACTTTGTAAAGGTGCGCAAACTTCTCATAGCTCAGTCCGGTCAGCATGGCAAAGCGATCATGGAAGGCTGACATGGATTGATTGCCACTTGGCAGCAC